ATTAGGAACAAGAGAACCGATGCACGCGGCAATTTTGCTGCCTAATGAACGAATTTTGCATCAAAAGACAGATAGTCTGTCCTGCACTGAGAATTTGAACGTTTACTATATACGGAGGACTCGTGCCGTTTTTAGACATGCAGCAGACAGTCGTTTTATTAGATGAGCTAGGAGAGCGTTGGGGTAAGACTCATACATATCACAATCTTCGCTCGCCGGCAGAGGCAATTAAATTGTTATGCATTAATTATCCTGATTTTAAAAAGTATTTGGCCACTTCTCATGAACAGGGGGTTGGTTATACGGTGGTTCAAGCTGATCAGTATTTAGATTTAGAAGATCTCACTTTGCCATTAGGTGCTAAGGATTTAATCATCACGCCGGTTCTAACTGGCAGTGGCAAATCACTTCAAAATCCTTTTGTAAGAATTTTAATTGGTATTGCCATTATTGGTTTGATTGCTGTTACCGGAGGTCTTGCTGCTCCTGCCGGCACAGGATTTTTAGCTGGTGGTTTTGGTGGCGCGATGGGAGGATTCCTTGGGCAGGCGATGGGTTATTTGGCCTTTGGCTTGATTGCTGGAGGTGTGATGCAACTTATCTCTCCAGTCCCTGAACCTAAAAAATTAAAACGATATAAAAGTGGTGATTCTTTATCAACTGAAGGCCCTCAATCAACTGTTCGTGGGTCTGATGGTCGTCAGAGTTATGCATATTCAGGAGCTTCAAACAATATTGGTGTAGGCGCTACTGTTCCAGTTGCTTACGGGAAAGTTCTTGTTGGTTCTCATCTTGCTTCTGCACGAATAGAAGTGGCTGATGAATCTGATCCGTTAACTGCTTATGTTCAAGAGCCTGGGAGACATACTGTCAGAATTGGTGGAGACAAAGTAACGAGTGATTTAACACGATTAGATGGATTAAAAACAAAGAAATATAGAACTTATACCTTTAATGCTCCTCTTGAAGGATATGTTGTCAATGACACGATTGATTTAGAAGAAGGGAAAAGAGATACGTTAGGAGTTGTGCAAGGAGAAGAGCCGAAAGATGGTGATTTTGATGTCCGTAAATTCCAAATACTGCTTGAGCTGCCGAATGGGCTATTTAAATTTGTTAGTGGTCCAAACACGACAAAGGTGCCAGGATATGTGACATATCGAGTGGAAGTTTTTGCAGATGAAAACTCAGATGATGGAGATGAAAAAGGGATGTTAGTGGGAAGTATTCAAGCATCAATTCAGGCGCTTTTGTTGAAGACTCAAGACTTTAGATGGAAGCATGAATTTGCTTTTCAAAAACTTAATGATGTAGATGATTACAAGGTAAAATTGACAGTTATTGATTTCTCAGCAGAAGAAAGCAAGAGTCGATCTGGCTTGGATTATCGGCATGAAATGAAAGTAAACGCAATGGGTTACCAAATCAATACTCATCAGTAATCATGGGTTTAAATTCCACCTCTACTATCAAGATTGTAGACCTGCTATGCGAAGGTCCAATTGAAGGAATTGTTGGTGCTGACAAAGGAGTCTATTTAGAAGAGACGCCTTTGAAGACTGGAGAAATTTATAATTATGATCCTTCTCATGTTGAATATCAATTCGTCCCTGGAACAAGACAGCAAAGTCAGCTTCCTCAAAGTCCTCAAGGTGCTTCTCATAT